GATCGAGATCCATAGGCTTAGAGATACTATGTTTAGTTTCGATCTCTTTAGGCTTCGGCGTTTGTCCATCTGCAAATAGATGAGCTAGCGGATCCTTTGTAGGGTTAGACCAATAAAGAGAGATCCCTCCGTCCTCCTTTACTTTTGTAGAGAGCTGCTCCTCTTTTGGAAGGTGCTTGTTAGTTTTATCTACAATCCCTTTAGCGAGGTGCATAAATTTATGTTGCATTGGATCCCCTGTAATGCTTATAGGCTCTCCCATGCCCGGAGCTACACTTTTAAGGACTTCTTTATCATGCTCCATAGAATTAATATGCTCCTCTAACATAACGATTGATTGATCTAATGACTCCCTTTGATCTTTTAAACGTGCTAATAGCTCTTTATACATAAATAACACTTTCCCTTCTTTTTGGTTTTTCTTGCAGCCTTTCCTAACTATCGCTAAACCTTTAATAATTTATATAAAGGAAAGAGGAGTTAACCTCTCTCCCTGGTCACTTATACAGTTTGCATATGCTTTCTACGGATAATCGGCTCCATTATCTCGTTATAGCGTTGAATATCTCTATCTCCCATCGCTATAGATAACTCGATTAACGTTTCTAGCGGAGCGTCATGTAGGTATTTAGAGAAAAACTCCTCCGCCGCCTCCTTTTGGCTCTCAAGTTGCTTTTCAAAAGCGTATTGCTTACGAGCTTTAACCTCCGTTACACGTTTTGCCTTTCTTGTTAAAAGATCCATTTTAGCTTTACTCATTTTGCATTTCTCCTTTTAGTTTTATTATCGCTCTTGCGATAAATTAATAATATCAAATATAGTTACACTTGTAAACACCTATTTTAAAATTTGTCGAAAATATTTTGTCGATTTTTAAAAAAGATTGTTATATAATCCTCTAGAGTCATATTTTACTAATGGAGGTTAGATTATGAAAAAACTTTTAACATCTTTTTTAGTTCTTATTGGATTAGTAGTAGGCGGCTCCGCTGCTTCTGCTGCGAGCGGCTGGGGAGTATCCGCTAATACGACAAAACAAAATTATTCTTACTCTACAGATAAAGAGGTAGTAGTAGCCGTAAAGAATGACAATTCTTATAGCGCTGGAGCTAACTTGCAGCCTCAACAGTACGTTAACGGTAAATGGGTTAATTTAGATTGGAATAGTCCTAACCCTCTAGATCCGGAGCAAAAGTATTACGATACTACTCTAATGAGCTACTTTTATGGTAAGACCGGTATTTTCCGTTTTGCTGTAGATGTTGACCGCTACGATAATGAGGGTTATTGGATTAAATACGACGGAACATTTTATACAGACGTTTTTTATATCCGAAATTAAAAAAAGGAGATCCGCTTATATGGATCTCCTTTTAGTTTCGCAAAAGCTCTGCTATTAACATCTTTAGCCGCTCCGCTAATGTATATTTTTTTACTTTCATCGAATATGTGTATCTATCTAGTCGTCTATCGATCTTGACGAATAAATTATAATCCCTCGGATCCACTCCAGCCGCTCGCATTTTATCCATTACTGGAGTAGGTTCAAAAGGGCTATAGTGAATATAATTCTTTTCTAAAGCGAATTGCCGAGCCTCGTCCGCTGTTAACGTGATCTTTTTAGTTACTTCCTTCACGTTTCGGAGCCTCCTTTACTATCTTAAACAGATATCGAAATACCTGTCTATCTGTAATATTGATCGTCTTATCGTTAATGATAATCGTATATCCTGTATCCTGTCTATGCCCTAAAAGTTTCCCTTTGTCTCCTTTTGCTACCTCTACTTTATGCCCTGTAGATTGAGTGTCTAAAGAAAAATGCTTTCTCGCCTCTACTTCTTGGATCATTTTTTCCCCTTCTTCCTCGGTAGAAATGTAAATACAATTCCCAAAATCCATAACGCTAGTATAGCATATCCAATATGAGCTAATTCCGCCTCCACTCTCTTAGCCTCCCTTTAGATAATATTCATAGTTGTAGTCGGATCTTGATCTCCTCTATAGCCTCTAAATCATCGTAGTTCTCCTTTAGCTGCTGTAGCCATGTTTGATAAATAGCAGCGTCTACCATAAACTCGAATTTTCCTAACTTGAAATAAAATTCCTCCGGCGGATCATACTCCGGCTCCTCTCCCGGCGGTAGCTGCTGGATCTCTTGCTCCTCACTTTCCGGAATAGGTTTATTTAATTCATTTTCGAGATCGCTATCTAGGCTCATATCGTTTAGATCCTGTAGAGAACTAAATAAGCTATCTAGATCCTCGTCCTCAAAACCGGTTAAAGATAACTCCGGCGTATCCAGCTCATTAACTAAAGCGGCTAATTTATCATAATCCCATTCGGAGCCTACTTTATCGTTATTAAGCGTAATGTTTAGAGCTTTCTCTTTCTCTAGAGGGATCTCAACTATAGAGACTTGAGCCTTTTTTATTCCCTCCTCGAGATAAATATAATAGCGCTGGTGTCCGCCTACTATATTCCCGGTTGTTTTATTATAGACAATAGGTAAAACCTCTCCGAACTCCTGCAAAGAGTTTTTTAGTTTCTCGTATCCTTTATCCCCTCTGCGTAGGATCTTTCTCGGATTGTATGGAGCTGGATTTAATTTATCTAGCTTTACCTCTTGGATGTTTATCGCTCTAATCATAATATCAACGCTCCTTTTGCAAAGAAAAACGCTACCCTTTTGGATAGCGCCCTCTCTTTAGTTGAATGATAACTAATGTTTGTGTTTTCCAGTAACAAACAATGTTTTACCTCATCGGAATTAACTACGGTTATGAGCTGTCTACTCGGTTAGCTTTAACACGTTTAGCGTATTTTCCGGATACGCTGTACGAGCTGTTAGAGATCCTCGTACTAATCTTTAGCAATAATCTATATGAGAAAAATAAGTTGAATGGACTTTTCAATAGTATTTTTTGGACTCTCATAGTTATATAGAAAATTGCTCCCTGTAAATATATATTACTACATATCTCCGAAAAAGGAATATTTTTTTGTTTGTATTTTCGACAAATACCGCTAAAACAATAATTATCTTTATCTATAGCAATATTATGAGAGATCTACGTCTCATCGATTGGAAAAGTTTATTATTTCTCGCCAAAATGTGACATATTGTGATATTATGTTTTCTGTTAGAAAAATTAAATACTGGGAGGCTAAATTTATGGCTGGTGCTACTTCATACGTAGATGTTTATACGGACTCTAGTTCTTATCCAAAGAGTGCTAACTACGTTATCCTAAAAATGGCTATGCAAGGTAACTACGGTTTAACTCGTAAATATTGGAAAGCTACAATCCAAATGTATAACATTTACTCTCGTCGATACATTAATATTAATGCTCCGACGAAATACGGTTATTTATCGCCGTCTAGTCCATCTAGACGAGCATACTCTTTGCGTTATGGTTTCCCACGTTACATGAAAGCTAACTCTTTCCGTTTTAAAGTTGCTTTTAGAGCTAACGGTAGCAGATCATATGGATCTTGGGCTACAAACTATTCAAACGGATTTAAAGTTTATCCTCGTTAAGAGAGAAAAGGAGCTGTTATCATGGCAACATTAGACGAAAAAGTAAATTATGTAGATGGATCGACTACTGAGGTTGAATCTATCGAGGGTATCGAGGCGGAGGCTAATTACATCCGAGCTTATACAATCATCAAAGGAGCTACTGATATTTCGGAGGATCCGGAGGCTATCGGTAACGACTACGTTAATGAAATCTCATACGGAGCTAATGGTATTTCCGCTAGCGGCGTAGGTTATGATTCTCATGAGTTTGCTACTACACTATTAGAAGTAGACGACGTAGGGCGAGCTATTTCTAACCAAAACTATGAGGATATGGTTATTGGAGCAAAAGTTAAGCCATACGGAGACGGCACAACTTATAAACAACCTTCATTCACTCAAGATATTGACGGTTACACTACTGTTAGCGGTTTGTTAGCTGTAGTTAATAGCTTAGATCCTATCGTTAGCGGTACGGTTTTAGCTACGTTGCCGGCTTGGGCTGCTCCTAACCAACAAGAAATTTTTTCTGTTGTTACGGACGCCGGTTTTGCTCGAGTAGATGTTAAACAAAATGGAGATATTACAGCATCTTTACCTAGCGGAGCTAGTGTAACGAAATATATCTCTTTAAGCGGTTTACGTTTCCCGACTCGTCAAGGCTAATAAAAAAGGAGCTAGGATTTATATCCCGGCTCCTTTTTTATATTTATTCTTCCTCTAGTTCTACCGTATGCCCTAGCCCTCTTAAATACTCCGCTATATCCTCGGCATTCTTCCAAAGAAAACAGATAGCTTTCTCTCTCACTGAAAAAGTATGTTTTCCTCCATAGATCCCAACATAATAACCGCTCTGTCTACTTTTGATAATGTATTTTTCCATTTTAGGCTTGTCCCCTCGTTTTGTTTAGTTGGTTTAATTCGATATGCTGTCTAGCTTGTACTTTTTTCAATATGTTCACTTGCTCATGTATATAAGTCCTAGCATTCTCCCAGCGCTTTAGGTTACGGATCCATTCACTTTCCTTTTTACGAAAAGGGATAAGATCCTTTTGAGCCATATACTCGGCGTCTTTTTGAGTATATTTCTTTTTATCCGCTCCCTCTCCGTTTCTATATTTGAAATAGAGATCCGCCTCCGCTTCTCTCCTACTGGAGTAAGCGTCCTCTTTCTCTCCTAAAGCTATAGAGTGTAATTGTCCCACAATATCCAAAACGTGAGCATAAGCTACGATTTTCTGCTCGATCATCGTATCCTCGTCCAGTATTTTAGCGGTATTGTGTACGCTTAGAAGATTTTTATATAATTGCTCATAAGATAACGAAAATGTTAACTCACTCTCCGAAAAATTTAACTTTTGGCTCAAATGCTTTTACTCTCCCTCTTTAATTTCTAGCTCATTGATTATTTGTAGGATCGTATCTTTACGAGTGTTATCATAAAGTTTCATAGCCTCGATCTCGTCCTTTATCTCTAGGATAGCTCCCTCGAGATAAGCGATACGGTTATCGTTTTCTTGTTCCTGTTCTTTCTCCTTTGCTTCCTCCAGCCGCTTTTTAATATCTTTAATATCTGCAAAAGGCGGTATTAGCTCAATAGGAATATTTCTAGGATCATAATAATTAATACGTCCGATTAGCTCAATTTTCATATACTCGCCTACATGCCCTATATTTAGCGGAATAAAATCAAATGGATCTGCTACGGTTGTTTCGTCCTCGATATATTCCTTTTGCCAATATCCCCGGATCCCTTGACCATTTAGAATAAGGTTAGCAACTTGAGCAAGCATAGCTCGATTTTGCTCCTCTGTATATTTCGGATAACCGTTATAATTTTTTTCATTAAACTCTCTTTCTAGATCGTGTCTACCCATCTTTTGCCCTCTCCTTTTAATTCCTAATTTTTTCTCGATAAAATCCATCGAGTTAACTAACAGATAAAAACCTCCTGCTGCTATAGCTACATTTCTCCATAACTCTAGATCAATCATCTTTTGTGATCCTTCCACAATTTTATAAATACATCGTAAAAGATAGCGGATAATATTTCTTTAATCATCGAGCTTGACCGTAATTTTACGCTCAGTATTATTTAGATCCGCTATCCGATCCATATAAGCCGGAGACGAGTAAAAATAAACTGTCATAGGCTTAATTCCTAAATGTTCGGCACACTCTTTAGCGGTTCCCATCACTAGCAGCTTTTCCCCTTTATAAACGGCGTATTGCTTGTATTTTCTCATTGCTGCTCACTCTCCTATATTATTCTTTGCTATTAGATCCCTAACCTCATCGGCGTATGGTTCGTTTACATTCACAACATAATACATAGGTAGCGGATTTCTACCGGTTTCTACTCGGTACTCGTAAACAGTATGCAAGATATCCTCGAGCGCTTCTTTTTGAGCTGGAGATAAACAATCGTCAACATACTCAGATTTTAAAACAATGTAACTTTTTATATTATTTTCCGGCATAATGTTAGCCTCCTAAAATGTAATGTAATTCCTACTTGAACTTTTGTTCAATTACTTTTTCTTTTTCGGCTTTTTACGGTTGTTATGATTCTCTAAAATTTTAGCTGGAGTTAAACTAGGGTTAATCTTACAAATTAATCTCCCTTTATAAAATTTAACAAAGAGATAGCTAGGCTCATTAATTCGTAGATAAGCCTCGACAAGTGACTCGAATTTTTTCTTTCTTTTCGCTGGATCATCTATATTCTTACATAGCTCTATATAAGCATGAGGATAGGCTACGTAATATTCCCCTTTCTGTAATTCCATGTTATCGCTACTCCTCTAATAATTATATTTAGATACATCGTGATTAGCTTGTATAAACTTTTGGACTTTTAAGCATTTGTAACACCATAAGTCTTTTACGTGTCCTCCTTGGTAGCTGCGGCTTTTCTTAATACCTCGGTAGACTACATAAGGCTCTCCACAATCCGGACAATGTACGACGCTTTTAGTAATGGCTCTCCTCGGTACAATTGGATACCGTCCTTTACTATCTTCTTTTCTCCCCATCCTCGCCCTCTCCTTTGATTAAGCTAAAGCCGGGATCTATGCCCGGCTCTTGTAGTTATTTAATAACGTGATCTGTACGATTATGGTTATATTCGTTCTTTTTGAAGTAAGCCGCCTCGATTTCTTGCTCCGTAAAGCCGAAATGATCCCCTAGCCCTCGGAATAAAGAAAGAGCAATATCAAAGGATTTAGCTCCCTCGATATGTACTACAGCATTTGAAAGAGCGAAAATTTGATCGATAGGATCCGCTAGGATAACCATATCCGAGGAAACAGGTACGGCGCTTAAATCGTTACCTAGACTCAAGATAAAATGTACTCCATCGACGTACTCCGTTAACGCCTTTTCTCGATCCATCTTTTTATTAGACCAAAATTTAAAAAGCTCTTTCCATTCATTAGCAAGCTCTCCGACTTCTACCCATAAAGCGAGTTTACGTTTTTTAAAGGTTTCACCTTTAGTAGTATTAGCTTTTAAAAGATACTCTTGATCTATTAACTTTTGAGCCTTGAGCAGCGCCGGGAACTCCCAGCGGCTCGAGCGAATTGTTAATTTAGTGTTTTTAACTCCGCTCATTCTTACAATGTCCATTAATTGAGTTTTAGTATTAGCGTCCATTCTTGCACTCTCCCTTTAGTTTGTTAATGTATTAAAACGGTAGATCATCGTCCGAAATATCTATCGTCTCGCCGTTATTAGCGAAAGGATCGTCATCTACCCTTGTATATCCTTGATTGTAGTCGTCCGGAGGAGTACCGCCTCCTCGTCCGCCGTTACCGCTAGCTCCGTTACTATATCCGCCGGATCCGCTAGAGGTTTCATTCTTTTTTGGCTCTAAAAACTGAACACTTTCCGCTACTACTTCAGTAACATATACTCGGCGTCCGTCTTGACCTTCATACGAGCGACTTTGTAACTTTCCATCTACTCCAGCTAATGAACCTTTCCCTAGGAAGTTAGCGGCGTTTTCCGCTTGGCGTCTCCATACTACGACGTTAATAAAATCCGCCTCTCGTTCTCCCTGCTGATTAGTAAAAGTACGGTTAACGGCTAGGGTAAATGTTGCTACAGCCGCTCCGCTCGGAGTGTAACGTAGCTCCGGATCCTTTGTTAAGCGTCCTACTAAGATAACTCGATTCATCATATTAAGTTTTCCTCCATTTTCTTAAAAGGCTTACTCATGCCCTTTACCTCGATATATTGCTCGCTAAAAAATTTAATGCTTTTGATATTGGAGATCTTTCTTTTTTCTCCGTCAATATCTATTATAGATCCCACTCGGAAAGTGAGATCCTTTTCAATGCTTTTGTAAACCGTAAACGGCTCCGTTTTTGAGTTAGTACGTTTACTCATTTTCTGCTACCTCGTTTAAAATATTTGAGATCGTGGAGCGCCCTACTCCGAAAAGATCCGCTATATCTTTTTGTCTCATATCGGGACGAGCTTTTCGTATTTGACGGATAGCCTCTCTCGTTTCATGAGGGATATGTTTTCCGCCGTTAGCTGTAATATGTCCGCCTCGTTTTCCGGAGGCTAGATCCTCCATCGTTTCGGCTGGATCGATAAGATCCTCGATCAATGTAGCATTCTCCGATTTTAGCGGAACGTTGTCGAAACTTGCTACACTCACATAAAAGCCCATTTCTTGAAAATCGGCGTCTACCACTCGATCCGGCGCTCCATGTACATCATTAATGTTAATTTGTAACTCTAATCCAAAAGCGTCTACTAGGACAATATCATTTAAAAGGTTTTCTTTCACTAGCCCTTTAAAATCCACTTGCTCGCCCTCGTAATCAATCCCTTTAACTTGTACCGGAGTCCCTACAGTAAATACCGCACTATCAAAAGCCCATTCTTTTTTAAACATCTTAAAACACTCTCCTATTATTCTATTTTTTTGCGTTAGACTCTCCTCTAACAATTTCTATGTTATCACTAAAGCGATAATAATACAAGCACGAAACGACAAGATTATTAAAATATTTGTCGATTTTTTCCCCTAGCTGTCAGAATTTACTTTTATTACAATTCGGTTAAAAGGGTTTAAATACAAAAGAGAGGGCGTATATAATATAGGAGTAGTTATAAAACATCCTAACGCTCTCTCTTTAGATAAGGGATCTCGGACTCTCCGCCGGGATCTTTTTTTATTTTTGATCTAACATAAACGCCTCTAACAATTTCTTTGTAGGAGCCTCAATATAATTCAAGTACCATAGATCCCACTCGTCCATATAATAAAACTCGCCGTAAAGCAGCTCGAGGAATAATCTCCATTTCTCGGCATATGTCCGGCTGCTATGGCATAAAGAATGGTGAGTCTCACATAAAGGAACTCCGTTTCTCCAAACGCCCCTACCGGATCCGGATCTAAATTTAGCATGGTGATAATGAATATATGGATTCCCACACTCAGCACAATGAGCGCCTCCAAAAGCCTCATCTATTTTTCTTTTCTCCCTTTCGGAAAATTCACTCCTTGTTTTCTTGTCCGGCTGCTTTATGCCGTCTCTCAATAGCTTTAAATCCTTTTTCGGTTTAGGTTTACTCTTTTTAACCGGTTTCGGGATCTTTTGCGGTTTAGCTCTTAGAGTAGACTTGCTCTCGAGCTTCTTTTTAGCCTGTAGAGGCTTTTTTGTTTGTAAGCCTCTACTAGCCTTCTTTTCTTTTTTCTGCGGTTTAGGAGCTGGATTAAACTCGTTACTTAAATCCATTCTACTTGCTCCTCTTTAGGTTGCTCCGGATCTGCTACTCCTTTGATCTTTTTAAGATCCTTTATCTCCTGTTTCATTTTCTCGATTTTTAAATCGTACATCGTTTGTTTTCTCTTTAGGTAGCGGTTTTCTTTTTTAGCTGCTGCTAGCTCCTCGGCTAGATCCTCATTCACTGGAGGCGCTTCTACTTGAGGCGCTTTTTGCTCCTGGTCAATATATTTAGTAGCCTCCTCGAATATTTCGGCAAAAGGCTTTAGTTTATTTGTTCTTGCTTGAGTTTGACCAAAAACGATATTTTTAAATTCCTCTACAGTTTCTTTAAATTTGTTAACGTTAAATTCCATTTTAGAACACTCCTCTAATTTTATTTAGTAATTGTATAAGTTAAAGCGGCGATAGCTAGACAAACAATAACAGTGAAATTTAGACGCTCATCTTTTTTATCGCTAGCAATAAGCCCAGCGGAAAAAACAAGGATTAGCAAGGATAATAAAATCTTGAAAAATAGTAACATATAACTCTCTCCTTTTTAGCTCGCTTGATCGAAGCGGCGCTCTAGATTAACAAATTTTGAATACTCTTTGATATAGGCTAATTGAACAGTACCGACGGATCCCTCTCGGTTTTTCGCTATTATGATTTCGATAATATTTTTATTATCGCTCTCCTTATCGTAATAGTCGTCTCGGTAAAGAAAAGCTACGATATCGGCGTCTTGCTCGATAGATCCACTTTCTCGGATATCCGATAACATAGGGCGTTTATCTTGACGCTGCTCTACTCCTCGGGATAATTGAGATAGTGCGATAATTGTACAATCCAATTCATTAGCCATAACTTTTAAAGATCGAGAGATCTCACTAATTTCTTGCTCTCGAGATCCTTTAGCAGCGGACGGTTTAATTAATTGCAAGTAATCAATAATAATTACGTGATGTTTATCCGGGTGAGCTTTTTGATTTTCTCGGACTCTCGAGCGGATCCCCTCTACTTTGATCGTAGACTCGTCGCATATATCGATATTGTCCTCCCAGTTGCTTATTTCTCCGGCTGCCATTGTATATTTACTCCAATCGTCACTATTAAAGTTTTCGATAGGGTTTTTAACCTTCATACCGTCGATATTCCCTACACTGGAGATCATACGGTTAGTTAATTGATCTGCTCCCATTTCTAGAGAAAAGATACTTGTAAAAACCTCTTGACGGTTATTTTTTATAGACTCGGGAGTAATTGAGGCTTTAATTAAGCCTTGACCAATATTTAAAGCAAAAGCGGTTTTACCTACAGACGGACGAGCGGCTACAATGATTAACTTTTTCTTTTCTACTCCCTCGAGCATAGTATCGAGATCCGTAAAGCCTGTAGGGGATCCGGCTAGTCCACCTTTCATACTCTCCATTTTGTCGTAATTTTTAACTAATTGATCCCGGATAGAGAATTTAGTATGACGTTTACCTGTTTTCTCGATTTCCTCTAGAGCTTGCTTTGTTTTGCTCTCGATTGTATCGTCTGCGGAGTTTGTCATAGCCTCCTTATAAACTAGATATCTAGCTCGACTCCTCCAATGCTCGATAACGAGATCCTCGTAAAATTTAATGTTTTCGGTTGTCGGTATAGATCCCATAATCTCGGATAGATAAGACACTCCACCTACTTCATTAATACGATCTTTAGCTATCTCCACTATCGAAACTAGATCAATAGGTACGCCGGCGCTATGGATTGATTTAAACCACTTAAAAAGTTTTTGGTGTTTAGGCTCGTAGAAGTGATCCGCCTCGATAATTAAATCGTTCATTAGATCCGGATCGGTTAGTACCGATCCGATAACTTGAGTTTCCGCCTCGTAGTTATAAAAATTAGTTGCTGTCATTTCTAGCCGCTCTCCTCTGCTTAATGAAATCCGGTACGCAATCCTCCGGGATGTATTTTAGAGCCTCTTTCTTTCGCTCCTCTATACGTAAATGCTCGTCCTTTGCTAAATAACCGCTGTTAGCTGCATAGTTCGGGATCCCTCTCAATTCCGCAATGGATGGAGGGAATTTTTGCTTACTGATATGCTCCCTTAGATTCATGAGAACATTTTGAGGATCTTGATCCGCTAGCATTTCGTACCAAAAGTTAACCTTTTCCTCTGTAATCTCGAACATATCATAAGCCTGATTAATTAAGGCGAAAAGCTGTATTATTTCCCTCTTTTCCATGAGGTAGCGCCTCCTTTTCCATCATTCCACGTAAAAGATCGTTTTTGCGCTCACTTTTAGAGCTACTGGAGTTTAATCGAGATCCTCCACCAGCCGCTAACCGAGTAGCCTTATCTTTATCTTTTTTCATCTGCATAAATAACGTATCGTATTGTTTCCGGAGCTTTTCGGTACTTAAAATATTACTCATCCAAAAGTCGCTATCTTGGCTCCAATCAATAACCGCCTTTATTTCCTCCGGCTTTCGTTTATCACGCTCGATCATTAAGCGGATAACGTCGCTCCATTTTTGAGGGTTAGGCTTTTTAGCGTTCGGATTATTGTCTAGCATTCTCTTATACAACCATCCAGCTAGTTTAAACTCTATGTCCTCTTTCGTGTAAACTCGTTTCCCCTTTTTAGCTTTCTCCTCTTTTGCTGGAGCTAACTCTTTACTTTCTGCTGCTTCTAAAAATTCGCTCATATCCTCGTTATCCTCCTCGGTTTTAACCTCCGGCGGCGTTACTGGATCTTTTTTCTTTTTCTCCTCTTTAGGCTCGTCCTTTTGAGGCTCATCCTCTTGGTACTCGCTCCATTTGAGGATAGTAATAATCGAGTAACGGCGACTCGAGGCGTTTTCTACTGTAATATTTCCTAGCTTTTCGAGCTTTTTAACCCAATTCCATAGCGTCCGATCTTGCACTCGCTTTTTAGGCGGTACGCCTTCGTTAAAATCATCTGTTAGCGATTGTCGTCCGGTTATAAATTGTCCTGCTTCTAGCGTTACTTTCTCTCCGTCGAAAACAATTTCTCGTTTACAATGTGAGGCTTTCATAAGACTGTACATCCATAACCGGAGGAGATCCGGATCTTTAAATATTTCGCTATGTTGTAATTTTCTATGTACCTTGATCCATCCAGCACTCATATTTTCCGGGATCCTCCTCTCGTTAGAATGTTATTTTTATAGCTTAGTTGGTCTATACTTATAGTATTTCGTGGATCTCTCGGCTGTATATGAGTTTACTAACTGGATATG